TGGTGAATGGGATGAAGATGGTAACGAAACCGTAGCTCCAACAACACTTGACGGCTTTCACATTAACTATGTAGGCGATTTGCCTGATGGTTGGGAAGCGTTTGAAGTGATTCCTAAAAAACCTTATCGAGTATTTGCATGATTACACTTATCCGTCCAATCCTGTTTTCATTTATGAAATCAGAAAAGGTTAAATTTCTCATTCTAGATCTTTTAAAAGCATACGCTAAGTCAACTGATAATGATGTTGATGACAAGGTTGTTGCCTTTGTTTCTGCTGGCTTATTTCCAAGCAAATAATGGAATGGGAAGAGGTGCCAGGCTTTCCAGGGTTAGTGCTTCCAGATGCGCCTCTATTGCCTGATGCAGTACTTGAAGTGCCCAGAGCATCTTTACCTTCCTATAAGCCCCTTGTAGCGCCTCCTAGCACCCTTAGGCCGCCTATTGGCATTGAGCCTATTGATGTGAAAGAGAAGCCACCTACAACTAAGGCTAATATTCCACTATCTACACCGTATGTTCCACCAGAGGCACAAATAATAGAAGTACCTTTTACTGACATTGAAGTACCAATGCCAACTACTACTATTATGACTACTGCTGCAACTACAGCTTTTATATCAGTTGCAGCTACATTACTTGGGCAATCACTATTCAAATATTTAGTGACGTTATTTAAACCTATAATTAAACAAACATGGAGCAAGTTAACAAAAAAGAAGACGGTGGAAAGCCCAAAAACTTTTTAGAGAAGGTCAAAGAAAATACTGAAGATGAGATCCAAATCCTAGGTACGTTTGTACGTCTTGGTGTTGTGGTATGGAGCGGATTCATTATTACTTTGAACTATGTCAATCTACCAATGATTGAAAAAGGCCAGAGTGGTGGTGACATTACGTTTGTGGCTTCCGTTTTTACTGGAGCATTGGCCACCTTTGGATTGACAACTTCTAATAATAAATCTAATAGTAAATCATCAGACCCTAAGAAGAAAGACGAATGAAACATTTACTACTATTCCTATTGCTGGCAAGTCCAGCCACAGCGCAAGTGACCCCTAATTTTACTCAAGGGTCTATGCAAGCAACTTCTACCACTACTGTTGATATTGATCGTACTATTGCGACCAAAATCTACGGTGGTGACTATTCATCATGGTCAGGAACAAACGTCACACCAAGTGGAGATATCTCAAATTCATCCACAACCTATTCAGTAACCAATGCAGGAGAACAGTTTCAGCTGGAACTGGTCAACAGAACAGCAGGAATCATCGAGACAATCGATATCGACGAAACAATCCAGCAAGTTACTACTACTACATCCTTATCGGTCTTCTCACAGTAAGCCCTGCTTATGCTGAAGAACCTAGGGTCCAGAATACTTCTAACCCAGTAGCTGCTGCTACGGGTAACGTTACTAACCAGGCGGTGCAATTCCAGAATAATGGGGCACCGTCAAGGCAATACTTCTTTGGAAATAACAGCTGTAATGGTACGACCATGCAGCTTTCTCCATTTTATATGGGTAACGATACTGTTCCTTATAGCAGAGAAAGCTACAGTAAAAGTAATAACTGGGGAGCACAGATTAATTTTTCTATTCCATTAGATGGTGGAATGATCGAAACCTGTAAAGCTATCGCTCGTAAACACGAACAGAAGATGCGTCTTGACTATGAGTTAGTCAGGGCACTGAAGTGTACAGAGATCATGCAGAAGGGTTTTACCTTTCGACCTGGCTCACGGGTAGAAATTTTATGTAATGACATCGTACCTATTGTTGCACTTGAATAAATGGAATCATTGGTAGCTGCTGTTATTGCCGCAATTGCTGGCGGAGCAGCTTTAAACAACAGACTACACAACAGAATAAATAACGTACACGATCGCATAGGCGGTTTGGATAGGCGCATTGACGCCTTAGAGCTAAATGTAGCTCAAGACTATGTATCTAAAGCTGATCTATCAGTAATGGTTCAACGTATGGAAGACCATATGGTACGCATTGAAAACAAATTAGACCAAATTGCATTGAGGAATAACTAATGTCTTATAAATTAGTAGACGTAACACGAAACAAAGTACTTCAAGAGTTTGAAACTATTGAGCAAGCTGAAAAAGCTTTGCGCTACCAATCGGTTGAAGATTATGTAAGGCTTGAGATTCAAGCAGATGCTAAACCTAAGTCTAAGCCTAAAGCTAAAAAAGCAAAGAAGGTAGTAAGTGAAGAAAGCAAGTGAAGACCAGTTTAATGAACTCCATAATCTGGTAACTAAAGAGTTTTTGCAACGTGTCAAATCTGGTGAAGCCTCTACACAAGATCTCAAAGCAGCTTGTGATTGGCTAGCAAAGAATGACATCAGTGGAGTTGCAGTTGAAGGCAACTCGTTGTCCAAGCTTGCAAACATATTGCCAATTATTGACCCAGAACTTGTACAGAGTAGACTTTATGGCAGAAAGCACAGCTAGTTATTACAAATCTAATCCTAAGGCACGTAAAAAACGTAACGCGCAACAGGCTAAATATAACAAGACAAGTAAAGGATTAAAGATCCGTACTGACGCCAATAAGCTCAACCGGAAATTGGGTACTTACGGCAATGGTGATGGCAAAGATGCCTCCCATACAGGTCCGAATAAAGGAAAGTTAGAGAAAGCCTCTACTAACCGTCGAAGACCACGCCTAAAGATCAAATACGCATGACCCCTCTACTTCCATCTCCTGAACACTACCTCTACAACCTCATAGCCATGACATCTCCTGAAGCCAAGCGCCTATGGAGGCGCAGCATCAAAGAGCATTTCGGATGCACATGTGTTTATTGCGGACAAACTTATGAACAACATCAACTCACTTTGGATCACGTGCTACCTCGCAGTAAGGGCGGCGAAGACATTTCATCGAATGTTGTACCAGCGTGTACTAAATGTAATCAGGATAAAGGAAGTAAACATTGGCTCAGTTGGATGAGACAAACTTTTGGTGAAAATCAACTACGTGAAATACTAATTCTCTCACATATTTCTTAATGGGTAAAAATAACATAGACAACATGTCAGTAGAGGAACGTGCGGCTCTTTTAATGAGCCTTATGCGGCCTCCTGACCAAATGCCGACACCTGACGCTGTAGAAGCAAATAGGATTCTAGAAAGTCTTCGGATTAATCAACCTAAGAATATTAACGGAAGAATTTCTATTCGGAATCCTGTTACCAATATCCAAGGTAATATGACTCCTACTCCTAAAGGTAGAGAAGTCTCGTTTAAATCTAATGGAAGCTATCTACGACCACGTGTACCTAATACTAAGCTGCAAACGTTAGGATCAAACGCTACTGTTAATCAATTGATTAATGAATTGCCTATCTCTCGCGATAAAGCAACTGGTGTAGATAACAGATATACTTTTACACCGTTGGATGATGCTAAGGATTTGAAAAGGGCACTTAAAACTGGTAAACGGACTAACTCACGAAATACTGCCTATAAGCGTAATACAAACGGTGCTTTTAATGCCCACGTTAATAAAGATGGTGGAATGGTAGGGCACGGCACCCGTCAAGGAGAAACTACTTGGCAGCCAAGAAATGCTGGCGGCAAATTCGGCAAGCATGTCCAATTTGACCCAACTGATGTCGTAAAAAGGATCGGTAAATTCGCAATTGAAAAAGGTGCTGTACGTTTTATACCCGAAGTAGGCCCTGTTTTACAGACAATTATGACTGCTGACAGCGTGTTTGAAGGTATTACAGGTAAAAGTGCTATCGAGGAGTTTATTCCTCAAGCTAAAAGATCTATCAAAGATCAATCAATACCACGTCCAGCTACTTTAATGATGTACTAAACATATATGACTAACGTCCTTGAGGCGTTGCAAGAAGATTTTAAGTTGTTCTTACAAGCACTGTGGGGACAACTTGAACTTCCTACGCCAACACGCGCACAATACGCAATCGCAGACTATCTGCAAAATGGTCCTAAACGTCTACAGATTCAAGCCTTCCGAGGAATCGGTAAATCTTGGATTACTGGTGCGTTTGTTCTTTGGACATTATTTAAAGATCCTGAAAAGAAAATCATGATCATCTCTGCATCTAAAGAACGTGCAGACAATATGTCAATCTTTTTACAGAAACTGATAATTGAAACACCTTGGCTGGTGCATTTGCGCCCTAAATCTGATGACTCCCGTTGGAGTCGTATATCTTTTGATGTTAATTGCTCCCCTCACCAAGCTCCTTCTGTTAAATCAGTGGGTATTACTGGTCAGCTTACTGGTAGTCGCGCAGATTTAATG